TACGCAGTTGTAAAAAACTAAATGACGCATTTATGCGTCGCCTGTGGTAGATGAGCAGTCACAATTCGGCTATTTCTAGCCGAACCGACTTGAACCCTGTGGTGAGTTCGCAGTCACTATACATCGCTACCGGAGTTGGGCGGTTGTGCTGTACCCATTTGCTCATTCATTACAACGCGAGCCCGTCACATCTTTGTATAATAATCTATGACAGACCTGGGGTCTCTCTTTTTCTAGTTGCCCCATCATTTTTTGCATTTGCATCAACGGATTCACCTGTCGCTTTTCAGCCGCATTTCCGTGCTCACTTCATGGATGCTATGTTTGCCTATTGGAATTTTTAAAAGAAATTATAGTTTGCCTATCGCACTTGTTTATATGAGTTTTCTTTGGAGGTCAATCTTTTTGGCTTTAAATACCATCATGCATTGGACGTACCAGGGAAAAGATATTACCAAAATACCAGAAGACGTTATAGGTTTTGTGTATGAGATCACGAACACAACCAACGGAAGGAAGTACATTGGCAAGAAACTGGCACGTTTCAAGAGATCGCGTCCACCCCTTAAAGGTCGCAAGAACAAGCGCAGGTACAAAGTGGACTCGGACTGGCAGGACTACTACGGATCCAGTGATGAACTCACAGCAGACATACTGAAACTGGGCAAGGAAAAATTCAAAAGAGAGATACTGTTCTATTGCTACTCCAAGGCAGAGTTATCGTATATTGAAGCACGTGAGCAATTCGCACGTAAGGTGCTAGAAAGCAATGACTACTACAACGGACACATACGTGTGCGTGTGCATGGCAAGGGAATCATAAGCGGATGAAAAAGAAAGTATTCCCACTTGACACTGCCACGGCATGTCCCTTGAAGTGGAATTGGAGTTCGATATACTTCCAGAGCGGAACCACGAGTTCTTGCCATCGTACTGAAAAACTCAAGATACCCGAAAACGATTTCGCAAGTTTCCATAATCTTCCTAAAAAGATAGAGGACAGGGAAAGGATGTTGCAAGGTAAGTGGCCTAACAACACCTGCCAATATTGTAGTAGGGTGGAAGAGAAGGGAGGTTACAGCGACAGGATGAACCAAATCTCGCAGTTGACCGATCGTGACAATGTACCGCCAGAACTATGGAAAGATAAAAATGCAACCACAGTCACTCCAACAAACATCGAAGTCTACTTCACAAACACCTGTAACATGAGTTGTGTATATTGCGGGCCACATTTCAGCAGTACGTGGGAAGAGGAGAACAAGAAATATGGTACTCCGATACATGCATCACGTGAATATAGTAGGTACTCACCTCGAACGTCTTATGTGAATCAAAATTACACAAAACAAAAGCAAGATTTTTTCAATTACCTAAGGGAGGGAGAAAGGTATAAAATTCTAAGATGGTTTTCTTTGCTGGGAGGTGAGCCATTGGTCATTCCTGAGCTAGAAGAATGTTTTGATTTTTGGGAGGAGAATCCAAATGATAAACTGACCTTTCAGGTGGTGACAAATCTCAAGGCCAACGAGTACAGATTTGGAAAATTCCTAGAGAGGATCGATAGGTTAGTGAAAGACGGAAAAATTTTCCAGTTCAAGATAATTTGCAGTTTGGATTGCTTGGGCAAGGAGGCAGAGTATGTCAGGCATGGTCTAGATCTAGCACAGTGGAGACGTAATTTCGAAGATTTACTGAAATTGTCCCACGTCGAAGTAGGCATCAACTCTGCCATAAGTGTATTGACACTGCATAAGTTTCCTGAACTGTTAGACGAAATAGACAGTTGGAACAAACACAGACCTCTGAATAGAAGCATCGTGCATAGTTTCAACACAGACGACGGTATGACAGATCCGCATATGTGCGGTGGAGAGATATTCAAAGAGACACTTGATATGTGTGATCAAAAAATGAAGATAAGGTCTGTAAGAGACATTAGCATCAAGAAACATTGGGACACCCTTGCAGATTCGATACAGCGATCGGAACCAAATTATACAAAAATATCACAGTTGAAAGAATATCTTACTGAACTAGATAACAGACGGTCAACAGATTGGAAAAGCACTTTTCCTTGGTTAGAATCATTTCAGTCATAAAAAACCCCCGACTATCACTAGCCGAGGGCATTAGGTTTTGCAAAATCCAATGATCGATTACGCCGCTGTCTTGGCCGCGTTCTTGATTTCTTGAATCTCTTTTCTTCTTGCCTTGATCAATTTAGCCAAGTTTGCAAGTGCTTTTCTGGCCCTAGTGGCAGAAGCCTTGACACCCTTGTCCACAAACTTACCATTCTCTTCTGAGTAAGTCTGTATTTCGGTCATGATCTGTTCATGTGTTTCATTTGACATATTATTTGTCCTTCCTTTATTGTCGTACGATGTTATTAATTAACAACAATCTAATTAAAGCACGTATGAACTGGTTCTGTCAACGTAAATCTACACTATTATGTCAACATCATTGGCGTAGTTGGTAAAACCATTTTCTTTTACAACTTTCAGTACTGAATTCACCCTGCTTACCAATTCGTCTTTGTGAGATATCAAAAATATATTCTTCTGTTGTGTTCTCGACATGTCCTTTAGCACAGCCATCGAACTTTCAACACCGGAGATGTCCATGCCGGCATCAACAAGTTCGTCAATGAACAGCAAGTTGATCTGTTGATACAACGATTCCCACACGTCTCTGAACGCCCAACTCATGCTGAGTATCAGTCTGTTACGTTCTCCCCTCTAGAGATTGTCGAAGTCCAACTCCCTGCCCAGTTCTTCGATACGCACACTTAGATCCGCTTGGAACGTGACCGTGTGTGGCAGTTTGACCTTGCCAAGGAAGAAAGCCAATCTCTGATTCAGGTACGTCAAGTTCTGTTCTATGATCCTCGTCCTTATGAACGAGTCTTTTGCTGTCAACAACTTGTATAGGAAGTCTTGGTGTCTGTGTAGGTCTTCCAGTTCGTTTGCTTTTTCGTAGTCCACTTTCTGTATTGCTTTGTTTGTTAATTCATCTATCTGTTCGGCGTACGTGTTTTCCTGTTTCTCTGTTCTCTCCAACTGTCTCTTAAGGTCTTGTAATGAACCTTTGTGATTGTATGCTTCATCCAGCGTGTCATAGTAGGTGTCTGGTATCTGCCCAAGGTCACCTATTTCGTCTATGCCTTGTTGTATTTTTGCAAGATCATTCTTCAGTTGTGTTGCATAATCTGTTGACTCAGTCAATTGCGCCTTCAGTTTGTCCTGTAGGTGCGTGTGCTTGTCATCGTGCAGTTCCTGTTCACAGGTCGGACACTTCTGTTGTTCTGCGAATTGCAGATCTGTTTTTGTCTTTTCTACGGTGCTTTCTGCTTTTGTGAGGCTGTGTTCGTGGTATGATTTTTCCTTCTCTAGTCCACGAAGTGCTGTCTGCATCTCGTTGTGCGTCTGTAATTTTTTGTGTGCCTCTAGTTCGGCCTTGATGTCAACCTTCTCCAGTTCCGCTATGGCGTCTCGGAAATTTGCTATGTCCTCTTCCTTCTGCTTGATCCATGCGCTGGATCTTATCTTCAGGCTTTCTATCGATTCCTGTATCTTCTCGTTCGATGATACCATTGCGTCTAATCTTAATTTTTCCTCAGTGAGCAGTTGTTTTGTGGCCTTTTGTTTCTCACGCAACAGGTCAGCCTTCTGTGACAGCAGTGTGATACCCAACAGTTGTTCTATGATCTCTCTTTGTTCCGCTTGTTTGGTGGACAGGAACGGTTGTGTGTATGTGTTCAAGGCCACGATGTTCTTGAACATCGCATGTGTCATGCCCAACAGTTTGTTGATCTCTACCTGTGTCTCTCTGTTCTCGCCTTGTGCCTCGTTGCCATCGGTCTTCTGTTCTATGTCATTGGCGTAGAATCTGAATATCTGTGGCTTACGTCCACGCTCTATCGTGTATGTGACGTTGTTCTTGATGAACTTGACACTGACCAACATGCCCTTCTCGTTGGTCTTGTTGACTAGGTTGTCACGTCTGATGTTTGTGAGTGCCTCACCGTAGAACACATAACTGAGTGCGTTTATGATAGTGGTCTTACCTGTACCATTCCTTGCACCCGCGTCATCTCCACCCAGGTCCATGTTTTCACCTATGACAAGTACAAGACTTTTGTTTGAGAAGTCAATGGCCTGGGCCTGGTTGCCCACGCTCATGAAATTTTTTACTGTAAGTTCTTTAATCGTTAGCAAGTTGTTTCCTTTTCCATTCGTTGTAACCTCTCAACCACTCTTCCTGTGTGACGGGTTTTGCCAGTTGATCCAGCAATGACTGTCGGGTCACTTTTTCTTCTAGTTCGCCCTTTAACACCTTTATCAATTTCTTTTTACTAATTCTCGACATCTAGATCGTTGTAAATTGCTGTTAATATGTTTTTGTCGTACACCTCGGAATCAACACCTTGCAGTTGTTTGATCACGATCTGGTCTACGCTATCAAATTTCTGTACTTCAACCATCGGCTGTTGTGCCTGGTCGATCTGTTCTGGTATGAGTTGCAGTTCTCTCAATTCGTATTTGTCCATAAACGTCTCACGTATGAAGTTTGCCTCTTCGTAACTGATCTTTATGTCCAGCGTGACCCTCACGTACATCTTCGGTAGTAGGTACTTGTCAGGATCTTGCAATAGTTCACTTATCTTTATTGTCCTGTATCTCGGCATGTCTGGCCAATTTATGAATTTTGGTTTCTCACCGTATTCTATTATCATCATGCCACGCTCGTCATCTCCGGCGTCCGCGTAGTTGTGCGGGAAGGCGTTGCCCATGTATGTGACATTCTTCATGTACTGCCTCTTGTGGAAGTGTCCCGAGAACACTTCACCACAACCTGCGAAGTGATCCGCCTGTATTGTGCCCGTGTCCGGCATCTCCACCATTGCATTCATCTTGAAGTACGGTAATTCGAAGTGTCCAAACACGTACTTCTGTTTCATCTTCTGTATCACCTTCCATTCATCGCCTACCACCCAAGGTATGATCGCGACATCGTCTTCGACCAACCAGTCGTTCACAATGTGTATGTTTGGTATGTTCCTGATGGACTCCATTGAATTGATTTCTCTTTTGTCTCTGTAATATAAATCATGGTTACCCATTATCACGTACACTTTCTCGAAAGCCTTGCCTAATCTCTCCATGTTTGAGACCGTGTAGTTCATTGTGGAAACGTTTGTTGCTGATCTGTGGTGGTGCCAGTCGCCTAGGAATATGCAGGTCTCACACCCGTGCAGTTTGGCCTGTTCTATGAACCATATCACGAATGCTTCGCAGTCGTCGTTGTGTACACGACTGTTGCCTTTTAGTCCGAAGTGTATGTCAGTGAAACACGCTACTTTCTTAAAAAACATCTTAGTATTTTACCATTTCTTTTTTACAATCGGCTTGTGATTGGTCATGTCGACTTTTTTGTAGTTGACGTCTTCAAAGTCCTCGGAGTCTAACTTGCCCTTGGTTTTCAAAACTTTGTTCAGTCGCTTGATACCTGTCTTGTTAACAATTTTTGCCTCTCCGTGTGCGTTTTTCATTTTCTTTTTGTATGACGGGCCTGCGGTTTCATTTTCATTTTGCCTAGTGAATGAAGGCATCATGCCATTGAACTCCAATAGGTCATCTCTGATTGCTTGGTTCTTTTTCTCGATATTCAATATCCTTGTGAAACTGTTCGTGATCGCCGCCGTGTAGTAGGCGAATGGATTGTCTGATTTTGATTCATCAAACTGTAAACCTATTTGTGATAGTTGCATCAATGCCTGTGACTGCATCTCGTCATTGTAAGTGTAACCTCTCCAGTTCGCCCTGGTGCCGTACCTCTCACACAACTTCATGTACATCAATGCCAGTTGGTTCGTCATTTTTCCATGATCCACAGAAAAATAGCCGTTGTTCATTCCACCTATCCAGTGGGATTTTCCCACACAAACCAATTTGCCCTTTTTGTCAATCTTATAGTGTTGGAACGGAGGGAAGTTGACCTTGCTGTGGTGGTCCGCAACCTGCTTGGGATTTTTCTTACGTGTGTCGTCCATGGGAATATGGTCGAACGTCATAACACGGAAAATCAGGTCAGTCTTGTCTATTTTTCTCGGCGAAACTGTGTAGTCCACCAGTTTGATCTTCTTCATTCCGGCCTCCTTGGCCGCCTCCCAGGCCTCTTGTGTGAGACGTTTGGCCTTGTTCTTCTTGGCTTCCGCTATGCTCCTGACGTTTATTTTTTTCAAATTAGGCACGATGATATCGTACTGTGCGTCCTCTGGTGTGACGTATGAGCAGTATGTGTTCTTGCTGGCGTGTATCTGTGCCAACAGATCTCGGTTGTTAAGATATTTTACTCTCTTCATAAATTCCTTTTTGTGTTATGTAAAGTGACCACAAACAGGTCTGTTGAATCGTGCCGTATGGGTAATTAAGTGCGCCTAAAATAATGCCTATAAATATAGTTAAAGTATACGAAATTTTACAAAGGAAAGCAACCGGTTAATATGCCAATTAAAGCAATAGGACAAGCGGTCAAGAACGTAGCAAGTGGTTTTTTCAATAGCACTTTGAACAGGCTCAAGGGTGCTAAGATCCCCACTGATTCGAGACTGGTAGACTCAATGGCCAAATGGAGCGGTAGGCAGGACAAAAAAGACTGGCGGGTGAGGCTACAGGTACCAGACCAATCACCCCTACAGAAATTTTTTGATTTCGAAAATAATCCACTTATGAAACCGCTAGCGGAATCACGTGGTATATTCTGGCCCCTGACTCCGGCGGTGGTAATACAGCATTCTGCCAACTACAACGCTCTGGGACAGACACACAGCAACTACCCATTCCAGGCCTACCAGAACTCACAGGTGGACCAGATGAACATAATCGGAGAGTTCCCTGTGCAGAACGCCGAGGACGCCAAGCACTGGGTGGCCACAGTAAACTTCCTGAGGACAGCCACCAAGATGTTTTTTGGTTCTGACACCAGCAATGGGTTGAAAGGTAACCCACCACCAATCATGCATCTATCAGGATATGGAGACAACATGTTCAATCGTGTGCCGGTGGTGATCAACACATTCAATGTTGAATTGAGGCCAGGCATAGATTACATCTCCACAGAACAGACACAGGTTGGCTTCGGCGAAGGTTATGTAGATCCAAAGTTGGCGGAAGCGGTTCAGTCGGGATCATCGAGTACATGGGCACCAACACTTTCTAACATTTCCGTATTGGTGACACCAACATACTCAAGGGAATCGATCAAGAATTTTTCAATGGCAGAATTCGTCCGCGGAGGTTTGAATCGTTACAACAGTGACAAGATAGGATTCATCTAATGGCCAAATATTCAGCAACCTCGCCGTATTTTGCAACACCACAGAATGAGATCAATCTAGAAACCTTCGTGCCAAGATCGATCACAGCCGAGGACGATGACCACAGTTACACGATTGAGAGAACATACGCATACAGGCCAGACCTGTTGGCATATGACTTGTATGGAACACCAAGACTATGGTGGGTGTTCGCACAGCGTAATCCAAATGAAATAGAAGATCCTATATACGATTTCAAACCAGGAGTGACAATACAGTTGCCAAAGCCAGACAACATCTCACAAGACCTGGGAGTGTAGCACATGTCATTTTACGAAGATAATATACTGGGTAAAAGCAACAAGTCACAACGACCGTTCCTCAAACCCAACATATTGCACCAATTCGCTTCTTACACGACCATGTTCACACTCAGTGGCATAACAGAGAAAGAGATACAGGAGCAGTCGTTCCTGACAACTCAGTACCGTCCCCATGACATCATAGCACAGACAGGCGGAATAACGGATGCAAATATCACTGGTGATGAACTGTCCAAGGGCACAGATGGCTCCGGCGATGCATTCGACAGGATAATCAAGCAAAAGTACAACAAGTTCGTAGAAGACTACCAGGACAGCATCGCCATATTAGAACGTGGCCATGATGTTTTCTTCGAGAACATCAACATGCTGTCAACGGTGGGTCCAAACGCGGAACGTAATCTCGCAAACTTCACGAAGATGGAGTTCCAGATACACGAGCCATATGGTGTCACGTTCATCGAGAAGGTGCGTGCCGCCACTGCCTTGAATGGCTTCCAGGATTACCAGGACGCACCGCTGTTGTTGACCATCAGGTTCAAAGGATTCGACGAGAACGGAGTTCCTAGTCCCGTGAGTGTGCCAGAACGTAAAATTCCCATACTGATAGTGCGTGTTGACTTTGACGTTAACGAGGGAGGAGCACAGTACAACATCACCGCCGTGCCTTACACGGACATGGCATTCGATGACAGATTCAAATTTCCAAGGACGACCATAAACGTGGACGCCATCAATCAACCAGCAGAATGGGTTACACAGGTTGAAAACAAACTTAAAGAACAGATGGAGAAAGAGCGCAAGGCCAACCTACGTGAACTGGATGATGAATACAAGTTCATCATAGATGCCGAGGTCAAGAGTAGGGCAGGGTCCTACAAGGAGACAGTCAAGACTGTGTTTAACAACGTGGACGATGATTTCTCTGGACTAAACACTGACCTCGAGACTCCAGACCCAAAGATCAAGTTGGCCAACGGCAAAGCGGAGACCACAACAAGCCTGGTCAAGTTCTTCGAGGACGCAATCAGGGAGGCATATGGCTATCAGAGGCTTGCCAACGACTTCTGGGTAACCTATCTGGAACGTGCCAACGTGATAAAGGGAGGTCAGAAGATATCTGACAAACAGATTAACAAGATAGTGAATTCAGACGAATTCTCAAAAGTTTTACTGGAAAACCAATATGTGGATTGGTTCAAGATAAAGACAACCGTGCAGACGGACACTGACAAGTTTGACAACATCACAAAGATGCACAAGAAGAAGGTAATATTCCGTGCCATGCCGTACAAGGTGCACATCCTTAAACTGATCAAACCGGGCGTGTCCATCAAGCGACTGGACTTCAGCAGGCTGGTCAGGAAGGAATACAACTACATCTACACAGGTGAGAACACGGACGTGCAGAACCTCAGGATCAACTACAAGAGTGCATACTATATGCGTAACGTTTTTGACGCCAAAGCAGGAGAGGGTATATTTGGCACAGTGTCAGATGCGTGGCAGAAAGTTTTTGGTGCGGAGAGATATCCAGAGCCCACCAAGCAGATAAGACAGTATCCATCCAACCTCAAGAACAGGAGCGCATTGGGAGGCACAGTATCTGGAGAAGGACAACGTGCTCAGGAGTTCTATGACTACCTCACAAACCCAGAGGCAGATATGATACGTGTGGAGATGGACATATTGGGAGATCCCGCATACATCTGCCAGGACATGTACGTGCCCCTGGACGGTGCAGGAAACAACAAACCAAGGTCTAGGTCTGATTACGACAGCGAAACGGAGAGTTTCAACGCGGATCAGGTGAGTCCACTGATACTGATAAGGTACAGGATTCCAGACGACATATCGGACAAGGACGGGCTCATGTTCAGCAAGGCCGCCACGTACAGGGACGAGGACCTGTTCTTCAACGGCATATACCAGGTTGTCAAGGTGGAGAGCAAGTTCGACAACGGTCAGTTCCTGCAGACACTGACCTGTGTGCGTATGAACAACCAACAGGGCGAGGGAGCACCGGCCATACTACAGAAGGCGGCCGACAGGGATTTCTCAGTTGATGCCACAGAAACAAATGACAATGGCTTCAACACAGTCAAAGGTTTAAAGGAACGTTTCAAGAATTTTGACAACAACAGATTTAATAAAGGCAAGTCAATAAACGAGATAATTAAAAAGACAGGTCCGGGAACTTCTAATCCTAAGAATCCTAGGAACGGTAGAGGATAGTAAGCAATGTCATACATAGATCAACGCGGATTCACAGACACTTTTGACAATCAGAAAAATTTCAACGAGAAGTACATAGACAGCGATCCAGGTCCATACGTGGGAGTTGTAAAGGCCACGACAGATCCTCTAAGAATGGGTAGGTTGGGAGTGAACATTCCCGCCCTCACGAACACGGCCAATCCAACGGTTGATAACCTAGTTTGGTGTCAGTACCTGTCACCTTTCTATGGTGCCAAGAGCATCAACGCCACCAGCAAGTCTGATCCCAATGACTACAAGGCGACCCAACACAGTTATGGTTTCTGGGCAATACCACCCGACATAGACACAGAGGTTTTGGTGATATTCGCCAAGGGCGAGACCGAGAAGAAGAGTGCGTTCTGGATAGGTTGTGTGCAACAGCCACTTACAAACCAGCAGGTGCCAGGATATGGTGCATCAAAATTCACAGAGCAGGCCGCTGACAGGTCAACAGCCAGGGAGAGGGCAATATCAGGACAGACCAACTTCGGCACTGACTTCCTACCAGTGGGTGAGAAGAACCGTAGGATGATCGACAATGCGTCCACTATAGAATCAGCGAATAAATTTAGATACCCCGTCAATGACATACTGGCAGAACAACTGTTAGAGCAGGGTCTCATACAGGACGACATCAGGGGTACAACATCAAGTTCGGCCAAGAGGGAATCTCCCAGCCAAGTTTTTGGATTGAACACCCCGGGCCGGGTGCGTAAGGATTCAAGGAAATTGAACATCGGCATCAACGGAAGCACAGTGCGTCCAGACAGGAATCCAGGACACAGTTTGGTGATGGATGATGGAGATCTCAATGGCAACAACCAACTCACCAGGATAAGGACAGCGTCAGGACACCAACTATTGATGCATGACACACACGGGGTGGTGTACATAGCGAACGGCTCCGGCAATAGTTGGATAGAGATGAACAGTGATGGCAAAGTCATGATTTACGCACAGGATGGATTCAATCTCAGGTCGGACGGAAATTTCGATATGCACTCAGGCGGTGATATAAATTTCCACGCCAAGCACAGCATCAAGTTCACAGCAGAAAAGGAATTAGTCAACAACGCAAACTTCATAATGAACGTGGGAGAAAACGGTGTGTTCACATCTTCACAGAAGGGCAGTGTATCAACTTTTGGTAGCACCGGCATAACTTCATACAGTGGCGGACCACAACGGCACGGGGCATCAGGCAGAATAGACCTTGCAGGTTCGCAGGTACACTTCAACTCTGTTGGAGCAAGTGCTTCATGGGGACCTACTTGGTTGAATCCACAGGCGGCTGGCATAGTCTATGATGAATCACAGAACGACGTGAACCTTACCGTGGCCAAAGGCACTCTGCTCGAGGCCAACACAAAGAAAAACAAGACCACTGTGCCAAACTTGGTCACGCATGAACCATTCACCAGGGCACCATCTGGAATCTACGAGACTGTGAGCCAATGGGAAGATCCTGTGAAATGGAAGGCACTGAGTAAGACACCAGGCACGTTGGAATACCTTGCACAGAAAAACAGGGAAAGTGATGTGGAATACATCAAGAATCTTCAGTTTTTCACGGACCAGAAGAAGTTCCTTGAAAACCAGGGATTGATCGAGGTCAAAGGATTCGACACCGAAAATGTGACAGAGGCACTGAACTCCAAGGTTGTAAACGTCAATTCGGAGAAAATGAAAGAGCTTTCAGATCGCTTCACCAAAGACTACAATGAAATTTACAACGTGAGCAGTGTAGTGCAGAATCTAAAGACAACTGACATCAACCAGATACTCACCAGCAAGGTTGTTGCAGGAAAAATCGTCAGCGTGGCATCCAGACTGGGCGGCACACTGTTAGGAAGGTCTTCGGCAAACAGCCTCCCACCGTCTTTGCGTGGCACAGCGGCCGGCAGGATCACACAGGTTGCAACGGCCTTCAAGCAGAATTTCTCCAAGGCGGCCTCCGCCATAGGCAGTATATTCAAGGGATTTAGATTTTAGTAAATACAGCATATGGCATACGACGGCAAGACATCACAGGATTTGAGTAACGCATCGGTCACATTCAAAGGTTTCTCATCAAGGGCCGACAGGCAGAACTTCAAGGTGTACGACTTTGAGTGTGCCAAACAGGATCTTATAAATCGTTTGTCGGTACGTAAGGGCGAGAGGGTCGAGAATCCAGAGTTCGGCACTATAATATATGATGCAATATTTGAACCATTCACAGAACAGTTGAAAGATGCCATATTGCAGGATGTCACAGCAAATCTCAACGCGGATCCAAGGATAGCCACAGAAGAAATATTGGTGTCAGAAGCAGACAAAGGCATCGCGATACAGGCCACTATCAAATATGTGCCATTGAATATCACTGAAAAACTGCGATTCAATTTCGATGAAAATTCTCTATTACGCCTATCTTAATATACGCATATTTCCTAACATATAAATACCGTTGTATATACAATGGCCACAACAGACAGACAGAACAGATTACTTGTAGCGGAAGATTGGAGAAAGATCTACCAGGCTTTCCAGCAGGCGGATTTCAAATCTTACGATTTCGAAACCTTAAGAAGAACCATGGTGGCCTATCTGCAGGAGAACTATCCAGATGACTTCAATGATTTCGTTGAAAGTTCTGAGTACGTGGCACTCATAGATCTTATCGCCTACATAGCACAGGCATTAAGTTTCAGGGTGGACCTAAACGCCAGGGAGAACTTCCTGGAAACAGCAGAGAGAAGGAATTCTATTCTTAGGTTAGCCAGGTTGATCAACTACAATGCCAAGCGTAACAAACCTGCCACCGGATTGCTGAAAATTGACAGCATATCGACATCACAGGACGTAAGGGATTCATCGGGTACAAACCTGGCCAATTCAACTGTGATATGGAATGATTCAGCAAACTCCAATTACAGGGAACAGTTCATCGCAATATTGAACGCCGCGAATCAGTCAGGACAACTGTTTGGAAATCCTAGAGAGCAAGACAGTATAGGTGGCGTGGACACAGAAGTGTACACTTTGGCGTCGAATCAAAATGGACTTCCTATATTCGAATTTCAAAAATCAGTCGGCGGTATTAACAGGTCCTTCGAGATAGTGCCTGCGCAAATCACAGACAGTGAAGCCATATACGAAGCACCACCAGTGGAAGGTACAGGATTGACATACACTTACAGATCAGACGGTTCAGGCGACAGTTCCAACAACACAGGATTTTTCTTCCTGTTCAAACAGGGCACGATGCAAAACACAGATTTCACAGTAGAGTCTGCGATCACGAATTACGTGAGAAGCATTGACGTGACTAACATAAATGATTCCGATGTATGGCTTTACAAATTGGATCAGTTTGGACAGATATCAGAAAGTTGGACAAAGGTACCGTCTCTGACAGGTAATAATGCCATATACAATTCGTTGTCGAAAGATATCAGGAACATCTATAATGTTGTGACAAAAAACAATGACGCAATAGATCTTGTCTTTGGTGACGGCAACTTCTCCAATCTTCCTTTAGGATCATTCAGATCCTACTACAGGATCAGTGACAATGCAAAGTATTCCTTACAACCGGCAGACATGCAGAATGTACAGATCGATGTCAACTACGTAGATGCCAATGGTTCACAACAGACGTTGACGATCACAATGAGTCTTAAACAGTCAGTATACAATTCAGCCGCCACTGAATCAAATGATTCAATAAGGGAGAAAGCGGGACAGGTCTACTACTCACAGAACAGGATGATCACAGCAGAGGACTACCAAGTGGTTCCGTTGTCGGCGTCACAGGAGATAGTCAAAGTTAGATCTGTAAACAGATCAGCATCAGGAATAAGCAGGGCCAAAGAGATACTTGATCCTACTGGAGCATATTCAAATGTTTCAGTATTCGCCGAGGATGGGATACTTTACAGGGAAGAAACAACTCCAACATTCACATTCAATTTCAACAATAGGAGTGACATACAATCAGTAATAGATGCATCCGTTGAAACAAAATTAAAAGAAGCGTACTCTAGACAGTTCTACTATGACAAGTATGATGCAAAGAGTCTCACGTCACTGACAGCGACATGGAACTCCACGACGACAACCACTAACACCAACACAGGTTATTTCACATCGGGAGGTGCGTTGGCAATTGGAGATTCAGCAACATCCAACCTCAAGTATGCCAAGGAAGGAGCACTGATCAAATTTACATCACCGGACACTAGGGAGTTTCTCAACGGTACGCTCGTGACATTGGGCACAGACAACGCAGAGGACAGGGCATGGGCGAAAATATCTGGCGTGGTTGGAGATGGTTCTAACAGTGGGTCAGGTAATCTTTCTACTGGTGTTGGACCTGTAACACTGAATGACATCATACCCAACGGTGCGGTGTTGAATTCTGTTATTCCAAACTTTACAACTTCTTTTTCAAGCACACTTGAAGCAGACCTTATAGACAGGATAGAGGCCTACGAAGATTTTGGTTTAAGATATGATGTTGACAATGAGGAGTGGAGAGTGATAACAACCACTAACCTTAGCACCAGTGCTGTGTTCAGTCTAGCAAACACCGGTAACACCTCAGGAACTAATCTAGACGCCAGTTGGTGGTTTAAGTTCACAAATGATGGCAACACCTACACAGTGAGTTACAGGAAAATGGAGTACATATTTGAATCTGAGTCACAGAACAAATTCCATTTCGACACTGAAGAAAGAATTTATGATTACAAAACAGGTAATGTTGTTAAAGATACAGTAAAAATTTTAAAGACAAATTCTATTTTATCATCAGGCAATGCAATAGGTCATCCTATCACATGGCAAGTCACAGACACAGTGGCAGAAGCAGATGGATTCCAGGACAACAGGAAGGTCAAGGTAGGTTTCTATGACAGCGACGATGACGGTGTCGTTGACAATCCTGAACTGTTTGACATATTCGTTGAACCTGATACCAGTGTGACCACTAAATTTGTATTCTTTGAAAAATACATTTCATACGATACCATAGAAAGGTACAGACCTTACGCGGCCAGTAATTTTGTTGTAACCCAAAATGAATCAGATATCAATCTGAACACAACAACATACACTGACGGGCAGTTGTTTTATTTTTACGATGCCTCGGAAGATGTAGTGAAATCTTACAGCTCAACCACAAACACATTGAGCACGACGACAGACTACTACGCCAGACGTGGCAGAAGTTCGATAGACTTCCAGTACAAACATCACGCGGGACAGGAGACCAGGATCGATCCTAGTGTTTCAAACATAGTTGACGTGTATCTACTTGAAAGGACGTATGACAACCTGTTTAGGATCTGGCTACAGGACGGTGGCACAAAACCCACAGCATCCACTTCGGATCAGTTGCGTATCAACTATTCGGGTGTGTTGAACCCACTGAAATCATTATCAGATCAAATCATATACCATCCTGTCAAATACAAGATACTATTTGGAACCACAGCAGACGAGGCACTTCAGGCAACATTCAAGGTCGTGAAGAATGCTAGAACCAACGTGACGGATGCTGTGATCAAGACCAGAGTAATAGCCGCCATAAACGATTTCTTTGCTTTGGACAATTGGGATTTTGGAGATACTTTTTATTTTACAGAACTAGCCGCTTACATTCACAACGAATTAGCACCAGACCTGCTTACGGTTGTTATTGTGCCAAATGAATCAGGACAGGGTTTTGGGTCTCTG